GAGGCTATACCCAGATTTTGATATTACGAACATATACATAGGTGAAAACAAATACTGGACGTTCAAAAGAACTGAAAAACGTGACAAGTACGAATCAGACCTAAAATGGTTTATATCAAAAGTTTACGCTGATTTGACCAACCAACTTATTTATGTTTTTGTTGACCCTATACAATATAGAGGAAAAACACTTATTAAAATAGTCAAAAAAATCTATTCATTGAGAGACCCGATTGCTTTTTTAAACGAAGAAATGTTGTACGTTTATGGTGATGGTTTTATATTCGGGATTGATTTAAAACTACTAGCGTTTATGGGTGTTGATACAGGCAAAATAAAAACTAGAATTAACACCATTAGTAGCGTCTTTTTGAGTGATATTAAGATACTTATAGAATATAAAAAAAATATCGAGGCTTTGGAAAACAAGGTAAGATATCTACCTTATTTATATTCTATAAGAAATGGACAAAACAATACTGCTAGCCTCATTCATATTCCCAGAGAGAGTTGAATGGTTTCTTGATTACCTTGAGGCCAAATTCAATATTACCAAGGACAAAGTGTTTTGCTACAAGAACCTAGACGATGCGTCTAAGGTTATTATGACTTTTAAATTAATAATTCCAGAAGGGAAGCGAATGAATCTAAAAGATTTGTTCCCTAGTGCTATACCTATCCACAAAAAAGGCAACGCACTTTATACAATCAACGCACTTAACAAACTCATTGACCAAACCATGGGTACCTCGGCTGGTAACACTGATTATAAATCAATTAAAATAAATTGGGATGAGTATCAAAACAAAATTATACTTATAAACGGTAAAGAACTAGGCATTTTCAGTATTGAAAGGGTTTTTTAACAGAACCGTGATATTTATAGGTAGATAACGAGATTATAAAACACAAGTTATGGAAAACAAAATAAATAAAACAAACGACCCTAAAAAATCTGAAGCGTTGAACAAGGCTTTGGATGCTATGCTTGAAAATGGACAAAATCCAGATATGGATTGCAGTTCTGGTGTATGTATCATCAAAGGTGATAAGAGTTTGGTTGAGCGTATCAACAAAAAAATAATAACAGAAGACGGAAGACAATTACTATTCTAATACATGAAAAAGAAGTTTAACCCAGAATTATTGAAAGAAGAGCTTAACAAATTTAAGCTTTTATCTGAATATGATTTCTATCAAGAAAAAAAGCAAATGCCAGAGTTTAAAGACCTTATATTAGGTGATGAAGCGTTGGACGAAGCTGAAGAAGCTCCAGCTGATTTAAAACCAGAAGATGAGGTTGGTGCTGCTGCTGATAAGGTAGCTGCTGACTTGGGTGTTGATGCTGGGGATGCTGAAGGTGAAGAAACGACAAGTGATATTCCAGAACCAGACGCAACAGAAGAACCAGCTGCTGAACCTATGGAAGAACCAGCTAGTGATGACGTTGAAGTTGACGTAACTTCATTGGTAAAAGGGTCAGAAGAAGCCAAACAAGCTGCTGACATGGCAACCAAAAACACTGAAATGCTTTTACAAAAATTAACTGATTTAGAATCACGTGTTGCCAGTATGAGTCAAATATCTGACAAAATTGAAGGTTTGGAAAAGGAAATTATCAAACGTAACCCTACTCCAGTTGAAAAAATGGAAATGAGGTCTTTAAATTCTTACCCTTTCAATCAAAAATTGACTGATTATTGGGCTGATAAACAAGGTGTTTACGATGTAATGGGTCAAGACAAACCTAAAGAATACACACTTACAAAAGACGATGTTGATTCAACATATAGCGATGCCAGCGTTAGAAAATCATTTGCTGTTGATAACAGTGCTTACGATGAAGAAACCATACAAGACTACGATGAAGAAGACATTTAACTAAAAATTACAAAAGAGCCCCTATCTAGGGGCTCTTTTATTTTTATGACTTTTTTTCACGTGGAACTTGCAATATCCAAAAATGATTAGTATATTTGCATAAAGTAACCCAAATAAGATGCCTTTTTGAGGGGTATTTTATTAAAAATTTTGCTTGACTTTTACAGATATTTTAGTATATTTGTAATAACTAAAAAGAGAAAAATAACAATTATATATAAACAAAAAAAAAGTAAAAATGAGTAACGAAAAAAACCCTCTAATAGCAATGTTAGAACAGTACGAGGCAAACAACAAACCAAAGTACGAAAAGAAAACTGAAAAGGTTTATGACCTTAAAAACTACTTTAATACCTACATCAAAGAAGGTGTTAAGTCTGCAACAAAAACAATAAGAATTCTTCCAGTTGCAAAAGGTTCAGCATTTGTAGAAATGTACGGACACAAAATGCAAGTTGATGGTGAGTGGAAAACTTTTGCTTGCTTAAAGCATGAAAAAGAAGAAGCTTGTCCGTTTTGCGAAGCTCGTGAAGCTTTGTTATCTACTGGCAAAGAAACAGACAAAGAATTGGCTAAAAAATACAACGCTAAATTGATGTACGTTGTAAAAGTAATTGACAGAGAAAACCCAGAAGAAGGTGTTAAGTTCTGGAGATTTAACCATGACTATCGTAAAGAAGGTATCTATGATAAAATCATAGGTGTTGTAAATGCGATTAAAAAAGACATAACACATGCTGAAAATGGTCGTGACCTTGTGTTGACTATCAACAGAAATCAAAACAATGTGCCAGTAGTATCTGCTGTTGCTTCATTGGACCCATCACCACTTTCAGAAGATGCAACGCAATCAGCTGAATGGTTGGCAGATGCAAGAACATGGGAAGATGTTTATGCTGTTAAAACTTATGACTACTTGGAAATCATCGTTAAAGGTGGTATTCCAGTATGGGATAAGGAAAAGAAAGGCTTTGTTGACAAAGCATCTTTAGCTGCTGCTGAAGAAGCATCGAATTTGGATAGTGAATTGACATTAGGTGTTGAAAACGTTAAAGCTAGTGTAAAAGCTGCTACGACAACTTCAGCTCCAGTTGCGTCATCTACTGAAGATGAAGGCGATGATTTGCCATTCTAATTAGTGTTTTACATTAAACAATAAAAGGTGAGAAATCGCCTTTTTTTGTTCTAGAAAATAACAAAAACGTAAATTTATTATGAAAAATGGCTAAGAAACCAACAAAAACTCCGATTGAGAAAAAAGATTTTGATTTAGAAGATTTTAAAAAATCACAAGGTCTTTCTTTTACAGTTAAAGAAAAAGAATTAGCGTGGATTCCGCTTTCAGAAGCTTTCCACGATGCAGTTAAAGTTCCAGGAATTCCTATCGGATACTTTACAAGCTTTAGAGGATATTCAAACACAGGTAAATCAACTGCGATTTATGAAGGTGTTGCTGGATGTCAAAAATTAGGTGTGTTACCAGTAATCTACGAAACAGAAGGTAACTGGAATTGGAATCACGCAAAAAACATTGGTGTTGAGTTTGAAGAACCAGTTGTTGAAGATATTTCATTCCACATGCACACAATTTTGGATGCACAACAAGAACAGAAGTTACCAAGAAACGTTTGTTTCTTCTGGGATTCAGTAGGTTCTATCAACTGTTTCAAAGGAGCTACTTCAAAAACTACAAACAATCAATGGACAGCTGGTGCTTTAGCGACTTGTTTCAAGTCACTTATCAACTACCGTATACCAGCTTCAAGAAGAGAAGATGCTCCTTACACAGCTACATTTGCTGTTGTTCAACAAATTTGGTTGGATAACGAAAACAAAGTTATCAAACACAAAGGCGGTGAAGCATTCTTCTACTCTCCAAGACTTATCTTCCACTTTGGTGGTATCCTTACACACAGCACTGAAAAGCTTAAAGCTACATTGGCTGGTGAAGAGTTTCAATTCGGTGTGGAAACTAGAATTAGATGTGAAAAGAACCAAGTTAATGGTATCGAACAAAAAGGCAAAATTGCATCTACTCCACATGGATATTGGAACCCAGATAAAATCAATGACTACAAAGAAGAACACAAAGATTTTATCAAAGCACATCTAAACACTGAATACGACAACTTTATCATTGAAAAAGAAGAAGTTGGTTTGAGCAGAGAAGATATGATGGCTTAACCTATTGTTTAACCCTTTAAACGTGAATACGTGAACAAAAGACCACCTCGTAATGGTGAAAAAATAGTAAGACGACAAAACACACTTTTGGTAGACGGAAATGCCCTATTTAAAGTAGGGTATTTCGGTGCCAAAAATGAATACAACAGTAATGGTGAACACATTGGTGGGTTGTATTCTTTCTTGACAATATTTCGTAAAATTCTAACTGAAGATTTATATCACAGAGTTTATGTATTCTGGGATGGTAATTTTAGTGGAAAACTACGTTACGAAATTTACGAACCATACAAGAGTGGCCGTGGTAAAAACTACGTTACAGGAACTCAACCAATCGACATTGATGAATTAAAACAACGTAAGATGGTATGGGATTATTTAAGCGAAATGTATGTAAGACAACTCAAACATGAAGTTATTGAAAGCGATGACTTTATAGCATACTATTGTCTAAACAAAAAGGAAAACGAAAATGTAACCATTGTATCGACAGACCGTGACTTTTTACAGTTAATATCTGAAGATGTAAGGATTTATTTTTTAGATTTGAAAGAATATGTTGGATTATTCAATTATTCTTCGTACTTTTGTATTCACCAAGAAAATTCAGTCTTAACAAAAACCATGATTGGTGATAATAGTGATACTATAAAAGGTATCAAAGGTTTGGGCGAAGATACATTGGTAAAACTATTTCCAGAATTGAAAGAAAGAAAAGTAACTTTAAATGAAATAATAGAAGATGCCCAGAAACAACAACTAGAACGAATTGAAAACAAAAAGAAACCTCTTAAGATATTGGATAATATCATCAACAAGGTTACCGATGGTGTTCAGAAAGACAAAATTTACGAAATAAACGAACGTCTTGTTAATCTAAGCCAACCAATGATGACCGAAGACGGTGTAAGAGAGTTAAAACATTTGATAGAAGGCACCCTTGACTCATCGGGTAGAGAACTCAAAAATGTTTTTAGTATGATGAAAAGAGATGGGTTAGATAAGTCATTAGGGGAAACAAGATTCAATGATTTTTTAACTCCTTTTAAAAAGCTTATCGACAGAGAAAATATTTTTTAACAAGCAAAACAAAACAAATGACAACAAACTCGTCAACAAAACCAACAAGTTTTGAACCAAAAAAGATTGAAGAACAACGTTTTGAGTTCATCCTTTACATTAACAACAAAATCATCTGCCAACGGTATTTTAATATCCGTGACTTTAACGAGGATTCTGTTTCATCATTAGAAATGAAACGACTTATGGATGCTATATGCAGTATGAACATTGGTCAATTTGGTGATATGGGTATTATCCCTAATCACTTAAAAAACAAGTCTATGGACTATTTATGGGCCAATTATAACCCATATTCTACCAACCCAGACCAAAACCCAAGAAACATTTTTGAAAGAATTGATGATTTCCAGTTTGAAATCAAAATAGATAAGAAAATGGTGGCAAAATCAATGTTTTCTGGTAATTTCTTCCCACCAAAGGTGAGATATGCAGTTGATATCAAAGAAATCATCCCAGCAATTATGGGTGAGATAAGATTTTATTTGAGTCAAAAAAAATATACAAAAGTGGTAGCATAAGCTACCGCTTTTAGATATTTATTATAACGTGTGTTTTTAAAGTGAAATATAAATAAATGGCAAAATTAAGCAAAGATAACTTAGGGTACTTAGGATACGATTATCAGTTAAGATTGATGGCTCAAATCTTAACAGATACACGTTTCGCTAACTCAATAGTTGATATTATAGACCCTAATTATTTTGAGGACCCTTATATGAGGGTTATGGCTGCTGTTATTAAAGATGCCAAAGGAAAAGATGATATTGTCCCAGATATGGGTAGTATTGAATTTAGATTGTTGGAAGATATCAAAGATGATGTCCAACAAAAATTTGTCATCAAACAACTAGCAAGAGTAAAAGAAGCTAGCTTACATGATACGTTAAAAGTGCAAGATATTGCAATGAAGTTCTGTAAGCAACAGGAGCTTAAAAAATCCATTAAGAAAATTCAAAAAATTATTGATGCTGGTGATATTGAAGGCTATGATGAATGCGAACAAATCTTAAGAAAAGCATTGGAGCATGGTGACAATAAAGATGATGGTATGGATGTCTTGGACAACATCAAAGATGTGTTGGTAGATGACTTCAGAAGACCAATTAGAACTGGAATCAATGGTTTGGATGAATACATGGATGGTGGCTTATCAAAAAGTGAATTGGGTGTAATCCTAGCACCTTTTGGTGTTGGTAAAACAACCATGATTACCAAATTGGCAAATACTGCTATGAATGATGGTTACAAGGTTTTACAAATATTTTTTGAAGACAACCCAAAGGTTATTCAGAGAAAACACTTGGCTTGTTGGACTGGAATTGAACTGAACAATTTGTCAATCCACAAAGATGAAATCATGGATTTTTGTCGTGATAAACAAATCTCTTCAAAAGAGGGTAAAGGTTTGATTAGATTGAAAAAATTCCCTAGTGATGGTACAACCATACCTATGATTAGACAGTACATCAGAAAACTAATCGCACAAGGTTTTAGACCAGATATGGTGTTGTTGGATTATATTGACGTAATTCAACCATCAAAGAATTTTGATGATGTATATGCTGGTGAAGGTAGTGTAATGAGACAATTTGAATCAATGTTGGCTGAACTTGACATGGCTGGTTGGACTGCGGTTCAAGGTAATAGAAGTTCTATAGGTGCGAATGTTGTAGAAGCAAACCAAATGGGCGGTTCAATCAAAAAAGGTCAAATAGGTCACTTTATCGTGTCTATCGCTAAAACTCTAGACCAAAAAGATAATGGAACTGCAACCATGGCGATTCTTAAATCACGTTTTGGTAAGGATGGTGTGGTGTTTGAAGACATTATTTTTGATAACGCCAAGGTTCAAATTGATATGGGTCAAAGCAAAGGTGCTAGGACTAGAACTGAATTCAAACAAGATACAAAAGAAGCTGAACAGCTTAGAGTTAACACTGTTTTAGAATCAATGAAAAGTAGAAAAGAAGCACTTAATGGTGCACAACAAAACAATTAAAAAACAAATAAAAAATGTATTTAAAAGATAAAAATTTAAAGAAACGCTACTCCATTTTTCCAATCATCAACGATGATTTATGGCAGATGTACAAAAAAGCTGAATCACAGACTTGGGTTGCCGAGGAAGTAGATTTGAGCAAAGATAAATTTGAAGAATTAAAAGACAATGAAAAAATTTATCTTAAAAACATATTGGCGTTCTTTGCCATTTCTGATGGTTTGGTTATTGACAACATAGCCACAAACTTCCTTAACGAAGTAGAGTTGCTGGAGGCTCAATACTTTTACGGTCATCAAACCTTTATTGAACAAGTTCATGCAAATGGTTATTCTTTGTTGATTGACACTTACATAAAAAACTTACACGAAAAAGATGAGCTTTTCAATTCAATGGAAACAAACATAGCGGTTGCCAAGAAAGCTGAATGGGCTGAAAACTGGATTCAACATCCATCTTTTGCTCACCGATTACTTGCATTTGCATGTGTTGAAGGCATCGCTTTTTCAAGTGTATTTTCTGGTGTTTTCTGGTTTAGAAGTCGAAATAAAATGCCAGGATTAGGTGCCATGAACGAACTTATTCTTAGAGATGAAACTTTTCACTATGAATTTGCTTTAAATTTATATAAAAACTATTTAAAGGAAGATTACAAGTTATCCAAAGAAGAAATCAGAAACATAGTTTTAAGCTGCTATGAAGTTGAAAAAACATTTGTTGATGAAAGTATGCCAGATGGATTACAAGGAATTACGAAAGAAGACATGGTTAAATACGTTCAATATGTTACTGATATTGTATTGAATGATTTTGGTTGTGAAATCGAATTCAAAGTTACAAACCCATTAGAATATATGTCACGAATTGGTTTATCGTCAAAAAATAATTTCTTTGAAAAAAGAGAAGGTGAGTACACTAGAGTTGATATCCCAACATCAATGGACGGAATATTTGAAGAGGACTTTTAAAATTAATAACAATGAGAATATTAAAAAGAGACAATACAACACAGGCGTTTATGCCTAATAAGATTCTTAGTAGAATCAAAACACAAGCAAATGGGTTAGAAGTTGACTCAGATGCCTTATTTCAAGAGGTAATACCTTTGATTAGCGATAACATAACAACAACTGAAATTGATGAAATTATTGCGTTCAAAGCGGCTGATAAAATCATTCAACATCCAGATTATTCGTTGCTAGGCGGTAGAATACTATTAAGCCGTCAATCTAAATTGATTGGCAAAGAACTGCAAGCTGTTGATTTGACATACGATTTCTTTGCAGCAACAACATTCTTATCAAAGTATTCAATGAGAGACGGGAAAAAAGCTCCGATTGAATTACCTTCATGCATGTATGAGCGTGTGGCTAAACACCTACATGATGATGAAGTTCAAAGAAAAGAACTGTTAAAAGAATTAAAATCCAAAAAGATAAATTTTGCTACGCCTATCTATACCAATGCTGGTATTGAAAAAAGAGGTGGTATGATTAGCTGTAACCTTACACACTTGGAAGAAGATTCTTTTGAGGGTATTGAAAATACACTTACAAAGATAGCTTCTGCTTCAAAAGAAGGTTCTGGTATTGGACTGCTTATTGACCCATTAAGAAGCAAAGAAAGTGTTGTTGAATCATTCCAAGGAAATGCTGGTGGTGTTATTAGATTAGCCGACATGGTTCAATCTAAAATGCGTTTTTACAAACAAGGTTCTCGTTCTGGAAGTTGTGCTTTATATCTTTCAGTATGGCACAAAGACATTTTTGACTTTTTAGAGCTTACTTTACCTATTGGTGATGAACAAATGAGAAGTCGTGATTTATTTACAGCTGCTATTATAAATGATTTGTTCATGAAAAAACTTGAAGCTGGTGAAGATTGGTATTTATTCTGTCCTAACGATATTAAAAAAGCTGGTTTAAAACCATTGTATCAACTTTGGGGTGATGAGTTTGATGCTGAATATGAAAAAGCAGTTGCTTTGGGAATTGGTAAAAAAGTTAACCCTAAAGAAATCTTTGATTCTATTGTAAAAGCACAAGTAGAAAGTGGTAGACCATACGTCATGTTCAAAGATAATGCGAACAAACGAAACATGCAAGACAACATCGGTCCAATTATGCAATCAAACTTATGTATCGAAGTATTTCAAGCTTCAAAACCCAAATACACCCCACAGTGTACCTTGGGTTCCATGAACTTGGCTGAACATGATAATTTGAAATCTATTGACAAGTCAACTAGAATAATGGTTAGAGGTTTGAATCAAGTTATTGACAAAAATAAATGGAGTGATGATTGGAGCATGTCCGCTGGTTTGGACCAAAGAGCTTTGGCTATTGGTGTTGCTGGTTTGGCTGATTTCTTGGCGAAAAAGAAAATTTCATTTGAAAGTGAAGAAGCCAAAAAATGGAACAATGATATATTTGAAACCATGTACAAAGCAGCTGTTGATGAATCAATGAAAATTGCTGAAGAGAAGGGTGAAAATTATCCATCATGGGAAGGCAGTCGTTACTCAAAAGGTGAAACCTACATTCAAGGTTGGTCACCAAAACCAGTTGGAGAGCCAATTCCTCTTTACAATAGTTTGTTCTTGGGTCTTATGCCAACAGCATCATCAGCTATTTTGCTGGGTGTTTTTGAGTCGTTTGAACCAGTT